CCGTTAAACCCATTGACACCAATATCTTCTAATAAACTTAAACCTTTTTTATAATCGTTTAATGCTTTATTTAATATTGCACGGCCAACGGACGTGTTTAAAAAATCTTTTGTTGCGTGACCTATTCTTATTCTTTTAACTAGGTCATCAATCCCAATTTCACGGGGGTCATAATAGTCCATATTATCCTACTGCGTAAGGAATTTTACCATAGTCGTTTCTTGCCATTACACCAACATCTCCTTCCTCTACCATCTCTTCTTGTCTAGCTATTTCTGTATCAGCTATCTGGTTTATTAAAGCTTCTCTTTGAAGCATAAGCTCCGCTCTCCTTGTTGCGACATCTTCCTGCTTTAGTTGTAGGTCTAAATACTTAAGCTGTCCTTCCATTTCTTTCTTACGAATCTCTGCGCCATACTTAAGATTAGCTGCTTCAAGATTGCCTTGCTGCTTCATCTGCTCTATCTGAACACGATTCTGAAGCTTACCTTGCTCTCCTTCAATGTATGCTTGCATCTCTTGTATCTGTGCGGTAAGCTGAGCTACTTGAGGATTTTCTTCCATACTAACAAATCTTTCCCCGTCCTTATAGCCAAGGTTACCAAACACTTCTTTAACTACTTCCGGAACATTTAAGCTCTCTGCAAAACCTGGAAGCTCTCCTAACATCTGTATACCAGATACTAAATTCTGAATTTTTCTTAATGGATCGGTTGCGCTAATACCAACATTAACCTTTAATAAAACCTCATACTTTAAAAGATCGTCAACTACTCCTTGGTATTGTTCATTAATTTGTGCGGCAGCATCTCCAGCTAATTCAAGAATAACAGCATCTGTCTCATAGTATTGCTCAAGACGTAACATCTGCTTTAATGTTCTTTCTACCCAAGTTTCTGAAAACGTTCTTAGAACATATTCTGTAACTGTTCCACTGTTGCTTGCCATAAGAGACATACCGCCAACGGTTTCATTTAATGATCTAGCTCCCTGTACAGTGGATGTTGAAAAGTTTCCTTGGAGCTCGTCAAAGTCCATATTGATTCTGTCTTGCTCAGCATATGCAGAACCAGTAACATCTTTTGTATCAATGACTCTAACGTCTTGATCAGGATCATCCATCTCCACCGCACCTCCAGGTACAGATCGGAATAGAGCGTCTAGATCAATGTTTCTATCTCTACGAATATGGTAACGTTTGTTCATAGCAAGCTTAACGTTATCAAACCTTTGGTTCCATATATCATTAGCAGCCGCTTGAAGCTCTTGAGTTAGTTCTACAGTTCCTGAAGGATAGATCTTATGAGACTCGACATTAGTATATCCCATTACATAAGGGCGCTCCCCACTTCTTAACCAGGGATACATTTCCTGCAAGGGCTTAGGCTCTGTAAGCATAGATTCAGTTCCAGCAGTATAGTAACACCAATCAATGCCTTCTTTTTTTACAATATTTTTATGAATCCATACAATTTTATATGAATCAATATCTCCAAAACCGGCATCATTATCTAAGCGATCTTCTCTAGGTTCGTCACGAACAAGCCTAGTACTATTATCCGTATCATCAGTATCTGAAGATAATAACTCTCCAATAGATATATCAATCCATTCACCATCTTCCATTTTTTGCCGTACATCTTGTATGTACATTGGTATAAGATGTATAATATATGGGCTACTCTCAATTGGATCCGACCAATCAGAAGCGGGATCTATTCTTATATTCTCTGGAGATATAAGTTCTATAATTGGTTTATCTTTTATAGATGTTTTTTGTTTGGAGATAACTGGGTTACCTTCTTCATCTATAACAGGTTTATTCTGAGCGTCTACATTTATGTAAGATTCTTCTTGTTCTTCAAATTCCCAATACTGATGGCTTACACAAACCCCTTGAACAGCTGCATCTTGAAGAGCGGCAGACATTGTTTGAAACCATGGTATAGTATTAGTAAGCCGATACTGCATGATAGATTGAGATACAGCGGCAGCGGCTACCTGTTCAGGATCATTTGGATTTCTTGGCTGAACGCTAAGAACCTCTTCATTTGTAAAGAATGCTACCGCCATAGCTGACTGAAGATTTCTTACTGCGGTTCTAGTTTTTGGTCTAAAAAATCTAGATCGCTTATCATAAGCTGACGTATTATACTTTGATCCTGGAGGATGCTGACTATTAAATAAAGATAAACTTTTATCCCACTGCTCTCTAAGATTAGAATCTACCCAATCACTAGAACTGTCGTATGCTTCTCGCGCGATACGTAACCAAAAATCCTCAACAACAGGAGAATCATCATTACTAATACCTAAATTTTCTGACCCTTCTGTAGGTGGCTGAGGATTAATTAAGCTCATTTGGAGAAATCTCCGTCAAGCCTTCCTTTGGTATCCATGTTTAAATCGTTGTAAAGTGTGTCATTAAACTTTCCTCTATTCTGCCTGAACCTTTCTAGGATTTCTCCTCCAGCCATAACAACCATTTTATAATCATTATCTATTTTATCTGCATGAAGAACAAACCCCCAATTTCCAGAAAGCCTCATAGATTTGACACCAACTATTCCATCCATAACATGCACCGCCCAAAGCCATCCAGGATACTTATCTTCTAATTTCTCTGCAATGTTTTTAGCTAATGAATGGTCATTAACTTTAAATGTATTTGACCTCTCTACTTCAAAAGACATTATTTTCTCACCTTTGTTTTTTTAGCAGGAGAATAAAATACTTTATTTCCATTATCAAATATATAAGTTGGAGTAGGATTACTAAGGGAAGGATCTATTTTATAGCACATTTCAGACCAACTAAAACTCTTTTCTTTCTTTATATTATCCATACTGTAGGTTTCCATGTGGGGTCTTTGCGTATCATTCCAACGTCTTGACCAGTAATAGTAAATATTCCAGTCTCTGGATCATATGTATGTGTCTGTCCAACTAATGGGGCCATGCCATAGGATGCCCATGTTCCAGTTACTGCGGCCCAAGTATCAGACATCTCGTCCCATTGCCTTAGACTAAAGGATAGAGTTCCTTCTGGTACTATCCTGAATACTCCTTTAGCAAATATAGGAGAACTGCCTGAGATGGATAGAGTTCCAACCCCTATAGATGGAGCGTAAGACACATCCATCGTGGGAACAAACCCACCCATTGTTAGGGTTACATGGCTTGGATATGCTATATGCCCGTGTTTAGATACAGGGATTTGTCCAGATAATGCTAAAGAAGAGGCGGCGGGATAGAATAACTGATCATCCCATGCATATGGAATAGTGTCCCAGTTATATGTATTAGCCGCCCATGTGGACATTAGATATATCTAACGTGAAGTTCTTTCATCAGACCGTAGGCCAAGCAACACTGGCTACATCATCTGCCGTTCTCAAGCCAGCGGGTAGATCACGCAATGCTTTGCGATAGTCGCGCATATTAATTTTGTAAGATAGTGCTGCCATAATTTATTCCTCAACCAAATCCCATGCTTGTGCTTGTTCGTTCCATGTGTAATTTCCTTCGGGTTGCGGCACTGGTGCTTCCCATGTGCAGGTTGGTTCGTCCAACAGCCAACTATCAAAAGGTTTGGGTGGGATAAATGCGTCACGATTTTCATCGTAGTCGAAGCCGATCCCAGCGTAGTTCTTTCTCAGCGCAAGGCCACCATCAGGCTCGTGACTATTGGGCGCGTAGTGAATGCCGCCTCTAGTGTTGTATGAGGTCTGTACCCATACTCCGTCTATACCGTCGATGAATTCTTGCTCTGCGACGATCACCTGAGTGACTAATCCGTTTTCAATTCTTGCAAAATGACTCATGCGGCGTACCTAAAGACCACTGTTCCTGATCCACCCGATCCGCCTGTTGTCGATGTGCCACTATCGCCATCGCCACCGTTTCCTGAATTGGCCGCGCCACTCGCGCCATTCCCCGGCCCCCAATTTTGTGCCGCAGCCCCGTAGCCACCGATGGCTCGCGTATCGCCACTACCTGTTTGAATTAAGTTACTTCTTCCAACCCCTTTCGCGCCCCCAGAACTTCTAGCCGGAGCATTGCCCCCAACACCGCCAGCGCCGCCGCCGCCGCCACCGGCTCCCTCCCCAGAGGCATTGTAAAAACTATTCCCACCGGCATAGCCATATCCAGTTAAGCCGTTTGAGTCGCCCTGAGTTGCCGCCCCACCAGATGCCGCGCTTCTTCCTGCCGCGCCACCGCCAGAACCGCCACTGTTGCCGTCTGCTGGCCCATGTGGGCCGCCTCCACCGCCAACTGCCGTTGCAGTTCCCCAAGTTGTTTCTACTATCGTGGAGGCACTGCCGTTTGTATATTGGCCGCCGCCGCCGCCGATGGTGATCGTATAGTCACCCGCAGTCATTTCAATGGCTGAACCTTCCAGTTGACCACCTGCTCCACCGCCACCACCGCCTTTATTGATGTTGCCAGTGCCGCCAGCAGCGCCGCCTGCCCCAGCAATCATTAGTATGTCTACATCTCCTGAGCCACCTTCAATGGTGAACGTGCCTGATGTAGTGAACGTATGCACCATGTAAGTTGTGCCGCCAGAATCATAGGTGGTTTCAGTGCCACCGCTTGCTGAAAAACCACCCGCTGATGCAGCGAATAGGGCTATTTTGTTAGCACCTAATGGCATTAGGCCATCGCCAAGCCAGCGGCAAATCCATACCAGATAGTGCCAGCGTCAATAGTCGTAAAGGTGATCACATCAATCCCAGCAGTCGTTAGGGTGGGTGCAGTGCCTCCAGCCCAATCTACTGCTCCGGGCCAGTTCACCGTCTGACTTCCACCGTTGGTCAGGATCAAAGTGAACGATCCAGACTTGCCAGTTGCGGGTGGATTGCTGAACGTAAAGGTGTTGGCTGATGTGTCTACGGTAGCCGTGACTACATTGCCCAGCGTCAGGTCTATATCCTGTGTGCCGCCACCAGTTGCACCGATAGCGTTTACAGATTCCGCGTAGTCCTTGATCTCCGGGCGTAGTAATACGTTATCTGCGAAAGATATGTCCGTCCCGCTGCGAGGACTAATGGCGTTTACTTTTACTTCACTCATTTAGGGAACCTCGCTTTGATCTCTGCCACATGGTCAGCCCATGTCGTTGTGTCGTTGAGCGCATCCCAATACTGCATATCGAGTTGATCGCCAATGGAGGCATAAGCGGCGGCGCGGTCACGTTGGTATTGGGTTGCGGCTTGTTCTGCTTGGAGTCGTGCGACTTCGGCATCTATCAGTGATTGATCTATCGCAACAGGATTGCCGTTTGCATCCATCGCGCCTTTGCCATCATCAATGGAAACGACAGTAGGATGAGTGTTGTATATTGCTTGATGGTTCATGCGCCAATCTCCAATGCAGTTATAGATGACGCTCCCCTTGTATAAGACGCATTATCAACATCTGAATGGGGTCTGTTTACATAAGAGATTGCGCCGACACCTTGATCGTAGATTTGCAATTTATAAGTAACAGCACTTGCCGTTGATGGGGAATCCACGTAACTTAAATGAGCATTTCCCATAATAGCGGCACCGGTATTTTCTGCGCCACCCCAACTTACCCTTGCTCTGCTTCCATCTGTATCCCCTATAAAAACTGCACCACTAGCCGCGCTGGAATGAAACCGAAAATAGACATACCCGCTTGTTCCATTCGTTCCAAAGGAGATTGACGACAACAATAGAATCTTTGAGGACGTTGACGCGGGTGTCAGGGTGACTGACAAATCCGTCACATCAACCCAAGTAGCCGAATTGTGTGAAAATGTATCTGTTTTTTCAGCAGTTACTACTTGCAACACCTTCCCTGCTGACAAACCTGTAACCGTTGAGCCAGTAAAGTCAGCAGTGCCGTTGATGTCGAGTGTTGCACCAGATGCTACTGCCAGAGTCGCGCCTGATGGCACGGTAAAAGTATCGCCCGAATCTCCCAAGGTTCCCGCAACGCCTGTACCGGGCGACCATTTATTTGCTTTGACTTCGCTACTCATTTCGGATACCCCACTGTCGGATCAGCGAGAAAGGCTTGATAGTCTGGATCAGCCTCAATTGCTGCCCATGCGGTTTCTAATTCCGCTTGTGTTGGTTGCGGGTCAGAACCTAGCCACTCAACGAACTCATGTGGTGGTGGTGATTGAGTCAGCCGATAAAAATTGGCGTTAAGACCTAAATGATGTATGCAAAGATTGATGTCCATTACGCCTCCTTGAAGATTTCGACTAGGGTGTATTGTTCGGTGTCGAAATTTGATGTGATTCCTAGCCCATAGGTTGCTTGAGTGGAACCACATTGATGCTCAATCCGAAACACCGTCGATCCAGCAATTGTTGTTCTAGCGGCCCCAGAAGATGTTGAACCACCCCAATAAGTATTATTTGCGTAAGCAGACAACCCTACACCAACTGTTGCTGTATCAGTCACGTTGTACAGGCGTGATTTATGCGCTGTAACAAGCGCAGCGGGGGCGCTCCATTTTATTAGATATGTTCCAGCGGCTAATGTGAATTGTTCTGATGCAATTGAAACGATCCCATCAGGGTCAGCGATTTCTGTTTGCAAGTCGCGTATACGCCATGCGCCTGATGTGAATGTACCACCCTGAGTATTCTGTGCTTTCTGATCTGCGATGATTGCGTAAGATGAGAAGAGTCCGAAACCTGTTTGAGTACCAGAGTTCGCTATAGTCGCACCCGATGCTATTGCAAGAGTCGCGCCAGAAGGAACTGTTACGGTATCACCAGTTGCCATCAAAGTGGCGGCAGTCCCAGTTTCTGGCTCCCATGTATTTACATTTATCTTACTCATACAATCACCAGAGTTCCTGTGACTGTAACCGTTCCAGTAAACGTCACTGGGCCAGCAACAACCGCGTTATCGGCAATTAAAAAATCGCCATCTATCGTTGCGGCAGTTTCAAAGAACCCTTCTTTAGCGGGAGGATTGTTTATGTACAACGTGCCATTGCGTTCTTCAGCCATGATTCCTCCTACGCTGAGATAGCATCAACGTATGAAACATACGCTGAAATAGAAGTTGCCGCCGATGCCTGTATCCTGAGTAAGTCTGTACTCTGGATGACAATCTTTGCTCCACCCTGTATCAGTTCAACTGAAGACTTGGGAGGGATAGATAAGTCATCCGCGATGTAGACAACAGATGCGGTAGTTCCCGCAGCCGCGACATCAATCCACACATCCACAGTAACAGCAGACGTTGTAATATTCGTTAATCGTATTCCAATCAAAGCGTCATCAGAGTCACTTGTTAGTAACGTATGCGCTGAAGTTGTGACTTGCGATTTATATACTTTTTCAAAATCCTGTGCCATTTTCTTGTCCTATAGTGCGATTGCCATTGCAACGGCAAATCCGGGACTGGCCGCTGTTACGGTTCCCCATGAAGTGTCAGTGCCATCGTTAGTTAAGTATTTACCTGTCTGTCCAGATACATTAGGGACAATCGCCGTAGTGGATGTTGAGGGAAATGAGTTCTTCAAAACCGTCTTGATCATCCTCAAGTGATCATCGCCCTGACTTACAGGGTCTGTAGCCGTAGGGTTCGTGTCAACGAATTGAGTTACCCATGCTGCTGTTTCTAGTGCCATGTTACCCCCTACGTAAGTTCAAAAACACCGCTACTACTTGGAGTAACAGTGAGTGTGTTGTTCTGGGTCAGGTTGAATTGGGAAGTAGTTAACTTAGAGTAGCACACTAGTTTTCCACCAGACTGGTAGATGACAGCATACTTCACGTTATTAACATCTCCACCAGTTGCAGTCCATACTACAGCGGTAGAATCAAACCGATACTTGTTAGTAGCGGCAGATGCCCAAGTTCTAGCACTAACTGACAAACCGCCAGTTGCATATCCATTGCCATTGGCTACTTCATTGGCAAGAGAGGCTTGAGTTGATAACGCTACATTAACAACATTTGCACTAGCCGCGCTTGTATGAAGTGCCATAAAAAAATTAACGCCAGTGCCATCAAGGTCAAACTGACCATTTCCTAGATACTCACGGAAACTATTGAAAAAACTCCATGCTGTAGCCGCCATTGAAGCGCCTCCTATATAACCAATCGTTTTATAAAAATTTCATTGGGTAAATAATACATTCTATACCCACTGCTATCGCCGTATGTTTTTAAATGTGTATATACATTTTTAACATTTGAATTAACAACTTGTTCATGCCACCATTCAATAGGTTTGACAGTGCAATGAGCATTATCACCATTAGGTAATATTGTTATTGCTGGCCTAGTTGATATTGCCAAGAACACGAACTTTTTTGCCCTTTTAAATATTTCATTTAGTGAGCTTTGAATACTTTCTTCTGGAATATGTTCCATAACATCCGTGGATATTACTCCATCAAACATAGTATCAGGAAGAACAGAGAACTCCTCTACACCCGGATCATACAGGTGAGGCATAACCCCCCAACTCTTATGTTCTTCCTCAACAAGATATTGTTTGCCTTTTCCGCAACCAAAATCCATTAGTGTTTTAGATTCAGTCTCTTCCACTAATCTACCTATCTGATTAGTATTATATCTAAGCATATCACCCCAGTAATGACTGTCATCCATAGAGTGAAACTTTTTATACTGATCTATATTGCTCATTAAATAGAAATTTTCAAAGAAGACGGGTTCTTAATTATGTATGATATGAGTCCATCACCGTGAACAATAATATCATAGTTAGAACCTGTAACTCCTACTAATTGAACAAACTCTTTCGCTTGGTGATAATGGGCTACAGTACACCTGAATTGTTTCCCACCTACAACTAAATCTATTTCTTCTTCTTTGTCATTTTCCGGCTGAGAGTAAGCGTGATGGTCACCCATGATGCAACTATCGAACCCAAAAATTTCAAACTTGTGGAACCCCAACAATCTTAATAGATGTAAGGCTCTTAGTGTTACAGTAGACCCTCCCATTATTGGGAAGAAGTCTTTGTACTCTTCTCCGTATTGATCTCTTAATAAATCAATGTTCTCTTCTTGTGTATCGCAGTGCCATAACCAAGTATTGTTTTCTTTTAAAAGTTTAAATACTTCTGGATGGCATTGAGATGCAATTAAATATTTACATGAATCAATTGTTGGCTCTATAAATTTTTTGTTAAACTCTCGACTATCTAGCATTACAAATGCAGACGGTCTAATTCCATTGTCAATACAATACTTATAAGTTCCATTAACAGTTACTATTGGAGTTCCTGAATCAAACTTTTCTTTTAGTAACTCAGTTGTATCTTTTAATGATGGTCCACCAGTCACTAAACATATTTCTTTTTCCCACTGTGTTTCATGCGGGATAACTTGTTGCAAGCCTAAAGAGATATTATGTTTTATATTATCTCTTATCTTTCCTTTGTCCGAATTTACTGCAACAAATATATCTGGGACTGGTGTTAAAATCTGTACAGAGGGGGGATATCCTTTAAATCCACTCAAGATTTAAATTCCAACCTTAGTTCTAATCCGTTAGCCGCGGTAGTGGATATAGTTGTAATGTCAAACCTGAGAACATCGGCAGTATCTATATCGTCATTATCTATATCAATTACAGCGGGAGTTGCTGCTGTACTAGTGTCTACTTCTGAAGAGTCTATTGTCATCGGGGTTGTCAACATTTGCACTCCGTCAGTCTCATTATAAACTTTTATCGTAGTGGCTCCGGTAACTCCTGCTGTATAAACATGAGCGCCAACACTTGAAAGTACCAGACTATTTAAGTCAGATGGGCAGGTTATTCTTGCAATACCATTTCCAACATAGGTGGGTAATGTATCCGCTATAACCTTTATAATAAGGGTTCTATTAAAAAATACAGAATTTTTAGCAAGAACCTTTTTATTTATCCCGGCCCCATTAACAAATGCAATATAATCTGCATCCTTATTCATACTAGCCGTAGTTAGATTGTCAATAATCTCAAGTTTATTATCATTTAAACTTGTAAGATTACCATCCATCTCCCCGAAAGATAGAGGGCTTCCTTTTGTTTCTCGTAATGTTATGGTAGCCATTAAAATTCAATCCTGTAGTGGGCTATTACTGTCCCGTCATCCCTATAGTTCAAACCTATCGACTGGTTCTTGGTAATCTTCTTCACCGCGCCAATCTGATATCCGTCTTCCGTTGCTCTCAACTGTAGCGGCAGGTCGTATCGCGTAACCGCGTATAGGGTCACCATTGTTATCCCTGCTACAACCATTTCCGTTTCGTACTTCTTGTACCAGTGAACCTTCTTCTGTTCTCGCTGACCGCAAAAATTTACCGATCTTCCTGTGCCTGTGCCTACGGCCCCCGCTAAACAAGCGGCATCTCCTAATGCCCTCGCCGCTGCTGATCTACTCTCTTTCGCATACTCTGACGCAACCACTGGCTTGCCTGTGACAGCAATCGCCTGTTTAACCATCGCAGTAATCTCTGCGGGGGTTTTATCCCAACCAGTCTGAAGAAAGACATAATCAGCATTTGCATAGTATTCATTGTTTCCTTTGTGTCCACCGATACCAGATGTTAGATGAACTCCAACTGGTTTATCAGTGATTGATTTTAAATGAGCGACCAACGCATTGGTTGTCGCGGCGCTCCAATACTCATCACATTCTAGGCAGGTGACATATCCTGTTACCTTGTCATCAAACCTGCGGACGATCTCGCTGAAGTGAGCCTTCTGAGCGTCCAGTGATT